CCAGCACCGAGAACTGCTCACCCGCCAGGGCGACCAGCTAAAGAACCTCCCCCATTGCCGCCACCAACTAGAATGAGTGACCATGATGAATTTTTTACATACCAGTATTTATTTTCGGATTGTTTAATGTCGCTTAATACTGGGAAAACTTGGCTAGTAGTGGGTGAGCAATTAGAAAACCAATTAACTGAGTAGTAAAAAATGTCGTTAATATCTTATAAGAAATTAGTACAGCTAGTAGAAAGTGGCGCTATTGACGCCCCCTTGGAAAATGTTAATGGGGCTTCAATTGATATTCGTTTGGGCAATAGCCTTATGATAGAAAATGTTCAAACTACCAATAAACCTACTGCAATTTCACTGGAAAGAAAAGAATCCGTTTCCTTTTTTGAAATAGGAGTACCCCGCAGTGGTTATTTATTAACACCTGGGGAATTCATTCTAGCTACTACAATGGAAACCTTTAATCTACCCCACAATATTGCAGCCGAATATAAGCTTAAAAGCTCACTTGCCAGGAATGGTTTACAGCACTTGCTAGCTGGTTGGTGTGATCCAGGGTGGCATGGTTCACAGCTCACTTTGGAATTAAAGAATGTAACGCGATTCAATGATCTGATTTTAACCCCAGGTATGAAAATAGGACAGATTGTTTTTTGGGAATGTGAAAATGTTCCAAGTGAACATGGTTACGCTGAAAAGGGGCAATATAATAATCAAAAATCAGTTACTAGCAGTAAGGGTTTGCGGTAAAATAGTTGGTTAATTAAGTGAGAGCGGCGCAATGATAAATGATGACAGTGTTATATTTTGCGATACTGAATGTTACCAGAACTATTTTCTGATTAAGTTTAAAAAACATATTGGTGGAAAATACATTGAGTTTGAAAAGTTTAACGACTCGGAATTCAATAGTGCAAATGTTCGGTACATTTTAAGTAAGTACACCCTTGTCACCTTCAATGGAATTAAATTCGATAGCTTAATTATTGCCGCCGCCCTCGCTGGTTTTAGTAACCGCAGAATTCACGAGATAAGCCAACATATAATACGTTCAAACGAACAACCATGGGATGTGCGAAAGCGTTTCGAGATACCTTACCTTGAAATAAATCAGATAGACCTGATCGAAGTGGCACCACTCAAAGCGTCATTAAAAATATACGCGGGGCGATTGGGTGTTCCAACCCTAGAAAACCTTCCTATTGCCCCAGGCGATAAGATTAAAAGCCGTGATTTAGTAGGTATGCGTACATATTGTGCCAATGACCTGGATGACACCCAAGCGCTATTTATTCATTTACGGAAAGAGTTAGACCTTCGTAATAAAATGGGTGAACAGTATGGTGTTAATTTACTTTCAAAATCTGATGCGCAAATAGCGGAAGCTGTAATTTCCCATGAGCTGCGCACAAAATACAATATTGAACCCTCAAAGTCTAAAATTCCAATAGGAAAAACTTACAGGTACAAAGCTCCGAAAAACATTAAATTTAAAACACCAGAACTCCAAGATGTACTTCGGCAATATGAGGAAAATAATTTTCGAGTGGGGAATAGTGGCCACATGGAATTTGATTTTAAGATAGTCGAAGCGGATAGAAATAAAAAAGGCGTCTTACCGACAACAAAACCAAAATTGAAATTCAGCTTTTACGGAACAAATTACACCGCCGGTATTGGTGGCTTGCATAGTCGAGAAAAAAAGACAGCCCAAATTGCTGATAAAAATACCATTGTACGTGATTATGATGTTAAAGCTTTCTACCCTCGTATAATTTTAAATAATAGATTATTCCCCAAACACCTTGGTAAACCATTCCTTAAAATATTTGCTAAGATTGTAAATGATCGATTGCGCGCAAAGATGGAAGAAGATAAAACAAAAGACGGTAGTTTAAAAATCGTTATCAACGGCACATTCGGAAAATTCGGCAGCCTGTTTTCGTTTTTATATGCGCCTGACCTAATGATGAATGTTACCGTTACTGGACAGCTTTCACTATTAATGCTGATTGAGCGTTTTGAACTAGCAGGGGTGAATGTTGTCAGTGCAAATACCGATGGTGTTGTGGTAAAGGATTCTGTTAAAAAAGAAAAACTAATTCGTAGAATAATCTCTGACTGGGAATTTGACACTAATTACGAGATGAAAGAATCAAACTACGTTAGTTTAAATAGTCGGGATGTAAACAGTTACATTGCTATAAAAGAATCTGAGTGCAAAGGTAAAGGGCCATACGTGGACCAGTTCGATCCAAATATCATGCTAAAAAATAACCCTGCAAATCAAATTTGTACTGATGCTGTTAAAAATTTCCTTATTGACGGTGTACCAATCGAAGATACTATTTCGGAATGTACTGATGTGCGGAAATTTTTAACACTGCGTACAGTAAACGGCGGGGCAATCAAGGATGGAAAACTATTAGGTAAAGCTATTCGCTGGTATTATGGCCGAGAAGAATTGGATGCCATTCATTATGTGACAAATGGGAATAAAGTACCCTTATCGGATGGCGGTGTTCCGTTAATGGAATTGGGGGAAGGTATTCCATCGGACCTTGATTATCCGTGGTATGTTGAGGAATCACATCGAATTTTAAGAGACATTGGAAGGGGTGCGGCGTGAACGAGGAAAAATTTCTAAATAAGAATAAACGATCAAAAGCATTAGATAGAGCTGATTATGTGGATGAATCCCTAATAGAGCGGGATTTTTGCAACTACGCTAAGCAAATGGGCTGCGCACCTTTAAAACTTTACACCCAAGCTATTCGAGGTTTTCCCGATCGAACAGTATTGTGTCCAGGTGGGAAGGTATTATTCATTGAGTTTAAATCGAACCGTGGTCAATTATCAGCACCGCAAGTGTTAATGAAAGGGCGAATCGAAACACTGGGTTTTAAATATCATGTTTGCGATAAGGTTGGTGAAGCTGAAGCAATTTTAAGAAAATTCCTACATGGATAGTCTTCCTGTTAAATGGGTCCCAAGTAATTACCAACTAACGGCGCTTTCCTTCATCCTATCAAATCCGCGTTCAGGTTTGTTTCTTGACCCAGGTCTCGGGAAAACTTCCATCAGCCTAGCTTGCATAAAAGCATTGGCATTTACCAAAGGTGTAAACGGTGTTTTGATCGTGGCACCGCTCACTGTCTGCCAAGATACTTGGCCGGATGAAATAGAGAAGTGGTCTAATTTTAACGGGATAACTTACACCATGCTCCATGGTGACGGTAAACCTACTCTATGGGGTAAGCGGAAACATATCTATCTGATAAACCCAGAAGGTTTGCCGTGGTTATTTGATACCCTGGTGGACCAACTGAGCAAGGGTCGCAAATGCCCATTTAATGCGTTATGGATAGACGAAAGCACTGCGTTCAAATCGCACAAGTCTAAAGCTCGCTTTGAAATACTTAAGGATATGTTACCTCTGTTTAAACGCCGTCATATTATGACCGGAACACCTTCCCCAAAATCCTTACTAGACTTGTGGTCCCAGATTTACTTGCTGGATGAGGGGGCAGCCCTTGGGAATAATTTTTATAAGTTTCGCCGCAAGCATTTTGAGCAAAACAGGTGGCAAGCCTACGAGTGGAAAATTAAGCCTGAATCTAAGCAAGCTATTTATGATGCCATTGCCCCGTGTGTACTTGAGATGGCCGCTGATGATTACCTGGATATGCCAGCAATAGTTTACAACCATGTCAAGGTTCGCTTACCCGCCAAGGTATCGAAGCAATACAGAAGCATGGAGCAGAAACTTTTCGCCCTATTAGATGAAGATGAAAAGATTACAGCTATGGCTGCAGCTCAAGCTAGCGCTAAGTGTCACCAGATGGCGAATGGTCAGGTTTATGAAGATATTCCAATGGGCCTTGATGATGAGGCGCTACGGGCTTGGAAACGTACAAGGAAGGTTTTCCAGGTACACAAGGGTAAGATCACCGCCCTGGAAAACCTTATCAGCGAGCTAAACGGCAAATCCCTACTGATTGTTTATCATTACAAACATGACCTGGAAGCCATTCAGAAGGCCCTGGGGGGTAAGGTGCCAGTATTGAGTGGAAAGCTAGGGCAGAAGGATTTGCGTTCAATGGCGCGAAAGTGGAACGCCAGAGAATTGCCAATCATGCTCGGTCATGCTGACAGTATCGGGTACGGGCTCAATCTGCAGAAAGGGGGTAATGATATTTGTTGGTACTCACTTCCCTGGGATTTGAAGAATTACATCCAGCTAAACGCAAGACTCCATCGCCAGGGTGTTACGGGGGCGGTTCGGATTCATCACCTTGTTTCAGCAAATACAGTGGATGAGGCGATAGTTAGCCGCCTGGGTGATAGGGCGGCAGCACAAACAGACCTGCGCAATGCCTTAAGAGATTATCGGAAAAAGTCCAATCACACCGCTAATTCCAACAGCTCAATATGACCATAGTCATCAAAGTTTTTCCACAATCCGCCCCAACTCACCTTGTGACCAAGGATTGAGGCCGCTTGCAAGAAAGCACAGGCAACGTTGGAAAGATGAGCCTTGTCCCATGAAGCCTTCCCATCTACATAGGCGTAAAAATCTAAAGCCATGCCACTCTGGTGCTTACTTAAAATGCGGTAACCATCGCACTTAGAATAACCCTTTAGATATAATGCGTTTTGAACAGTAGCGATTCTGATCCCCCCATTACTAGGTACACCAAAATCCACGCGAGTTAAGAGAATCGCCATTTTAGCAATCGCAATTAGCCGGTAATCGATTCCGGCCATATTGCTTTTGGATCGCTCGGATAGATAATATCTATTTTCGCTCACTGGAGATTTTCCCAACGATTGCTTTGATCCCTTCTACGAACCCCTTCCGGACAACGGTTTCTTTTGATTCCGCTCCCCCAAAATTAAAGGCGAATAGTTCAACCACCCAATAAACCTTTTCCCAAAAAATATCATCTTCTGGCATTTTTGTATTAGCTGCAATAATGGAAAAAAACCCAATTACTTCTAATACAATTTGAATATTGTGTACTAACCACCAACCAATTGCAGCTACTTCAGGTGACATATTATTTCCCCTTTGTGAATTTAGTTTTAAGTTTGTAAACGTTCACATCCCGTGGGCCGCGAACATCGGTTTTTTTATCAAATAATAACTGTCCGGAAAGCAATAATTCATTTATTGAATCGCCCTGAGATTTTTCCACTTCCCATGCTTTCCTATAATGAAATAAATCTTCTAGCAATGGGTTTGCTGGATCAACCATGACTATTTCATGCTTGCTTGGATCGAAGTCTAAAAATAAATGGGGCACGACATCCATGTCAATATTTTTTTCATCCATGGACCAAGGCGCTTTTAGAATAATGTTTCGTTCATCATCCAATAAGGTGTCCCATTCCTTACGCTTGGCCGCCACCTCTTCCCTGCGTTTTTCGCTTTTCAAAATACTAAGTGGATTTTCTCCCCAAGTACCTAGAAACCTTTGCTGTTTTCCTAAATTGTGCATGTCATGAGGGCCGTTATTTGTCCACGATGGATCTTCCGCCACTGATGTATGTAAGATTTTACCTGTACCTTTTTCGATCATAGCTGTTACGAACAGCGGAATATTGTACCCGCCTACCTTATGAGGTGGTGAACCCTGAACATAACCGTTTTGCACGTAAAATACTTGGTTACTGTTGGCAGTATTATACGGTCGGATCACGCTTGCGTAAGTACCGGCGTGTACGAAACTACGGCTATTGAAATCAACCCATGCGGCAGCACCGCCACCATAATAAGCATGGAGGGAATAGAGCCCCCCTGTTAAACTAACATCTAAAAAACCATTTGGGCCAACAGTGTGAGAAGTATTAGCAGTGGCTAGTTTTAATTCAGATTGCCCCGCACAATTTGCCCCAAGCTCACTTTGACCAACGCTCCCTGTAATAATTTCACTAGCACCAACCGAATTATCGGTCATCATTGGAAGTGTTATTGTGTTTACCCCTGGGACAATTGGCGCAACCACAAGTTTTTCTACATATCTGTTTAAGTCATCTGTAAAAACAATCAGGGTATCATTGTCGTCTACCACTGCGCCTGTTTTTACAGCAAACAATGTCGCTTGGTCACCAATGGTAACGCGTTCACCATCGCTTAACTGGGCACTGGGTAGTTCTCGACAAGCTGCAAAATCGTCTACCAATGCTGTTAAGTATTTAGCATACCAGTTCGCACCCGTATCAACCGTGGGATCATTACCGGCCTGCTCGTGTACGGCGGTATAAAGTTTTCCATTTGAACCTTTTGCGACCGCACCCGCTGGATATATTGTGTTAGCGTCCCAAATACCCAAACCCTGCTCATTAAAATGGGCGAGCCCTTGCGTAAACCATTGCTGTAAAAAATTAAAGTGCTCAAAAGGTGGTACTTCGGCCACCCAACCAGCCGCAACTTTCCCAGGGGTTGTTGTGTCAGGGTCAACGATATTTGATGGTGGGGCTGATGATGCCCATATTCGCGTTAAATCTGGCTTGACAGTGCTCATGGTAAACCCTCAAAAATTTTAAATTAGAATATTATCCAACAGTGAAGAAAGTGGTCCACCCAGTAAGGGATCAGCAAGCGAGCCAAAACTTTTACTTAGTGGTACGCCCTCGAAACTGAACGCCTCGCCTGCGTTAAATTCCGAATAGTAAATTACCTTAACGCCCGCTGTTTTCGGAACAATATCGGTTTGTGTTAAAAGTATCGTTTCGTTCGGTGTTAGTTTCCGCCCCACGCTTATTTCATAGAAAGTATTACCATCACGGAATAATATCAATGGTGCATCCAGTACAAATTTCAACTGGGCTATAATTTCCTCCGGCGTAGATGCTGTGTTATTTCTAACAATCCTTGCGCGAATGAATGCTCTATATTCTGCATCAGTTAAAATTCTAAAGCCGGTAGTTATTTCACCCTCAGCTATAAAGCGACCACCGGCTGTTGGATCGGAAAGTGTTCCAAATGTTATAGCTTGGTGGTAATCATAGAAACCAAAAAACTTAAAAGCATCGGCGTCTATAAACACCCTTGATTGGCCAACAATACTACCGATAATATCAAGTTGCTTACCTTCTGCTGTTTCCAACCATCGGCTAGTGATTATTTCCGCTAAAACTTCTTCCAGGGTGTTTGCTTCCACCAGCAAGGTTTCGATGTACGCTTTTAAATTCGGGGAATCTTTAAACTGTGTTACCAGTCTTCCGATACCATGGATTAAATGATCGATAGGTTTAATCATATCTGATTAATCACTATGTTTGCCGTGGTGAAATTCGATACATTATTTGCCAGGATTGGTATATTCACTTCCAACAAAGGTGGTGTAATAGTGCTGATGCGAAGGGCATTTATTTGATGACCATACACTGAATTAATCGGCGTATATAGTCGCGTGTATGTAACATCTTCCCCTAAACCAAAACCCTGGCCTTCAATCAAATCACCATTAGCGTAATCTACTATTGCCTGTTTTATTAAATCGTCACCATTAGCTGGGTATGTCGCATCGGTAACCAGATCAACTTCCACATAAATATCAACAGTCACCGGCCTAGAAAAACCAATGGTGTGGGGCAACCCTTGGCTATCTAGTATCACCGTGGAATCTAATCCACTAGAAAGTATTCCTGCAGGTTTCTTTAACCAGATCGCCTTGCCTATGTCTTCATCGGAACCACCAACCACAACCACCTCAAAAGAATGGGGCGGTAAACCGTTTGCGTCAACAACGTTCGTATCATTTTCCAGCACAACTAGTTGGCTCACACCGCTAACATTGGCAACAGTGGAATAAATAGCATCGATCACCGCCTGGGCATCCCGTGAAACAGACCGTTCACGCCGAGCCCTCAGTTCCGGATCGGTTTCTTCATAGGTGCCTTCTACGGCATTAGTTAAGTTTGTTACAGTATCCCATCCACTGATCGGGGTATTTATTTGCGTCACTGTACCAGCCGTTGCGCCAATCGGCCCTTGATCGATTGCCAAGGCATGATCGGAAGCATTTCCCGTACCATCGATAGTGATATTATTTTGCGTTTCAAATTGATCGCCTGTATCGCTGGTAGAAACAATACTTCCCGCCAATATAATTACGCCAGGGGTTCCTGTAAAAGATAAATCCACTCTGGAAAATGTGGCAGGTAATCTTGTCAGACCGTTAAGCTGAACTAAGTTAGATAAATTCGCGCCAGTTGCCGCCGAAGGGTTAAACGCATTGTAGGCATTTTCGGCCAATTCCCATAAGCTGGCATTTGATTCAGAAATTATCCCATTGATCTGTCCGTCCGAAGACTCAGGTGACACATTGAAATTGTCACCGAAAACAGTTTTTACCTGAGCATTTAATTCAAGCAATAATTGGTCTAATCGTTTCCGATTAAAACCCTCTGGGGTTATACCGTAGTCAGACATTTACCGTCACCTCGCTTGTAATTATTTCATCGTGAACAGTCTTCGCCTCGAAATCAACTGAAAGTTTTCTCACACTTCCACCTTCATAAACCATTGAGAAATTGATCAAGCTATCAACACCTGGCGTTTGTAGAATGGCTGTTTTAAAAATACTTTCAACGTTACCAAGGTTTACTGGCCTCACAAAAATTTGTTCAAAATAAGGTATGCCCGAAGATAGGTCTAAAAACCACTCATTGGCGTAAAAAAGTAAGCGAGTGCGAACATGTTGAACAATTTCAGCACCATTCTTAACTATAACAAATTGGCCATTATGAACTATTAAATCATTATTGGAATCAAGGGCACGACTTATCAAAGGTTTACTCCGGTCGGTGTTATTGGTCCAACAGGCGCGGTCGGTGAACCAATGTGACCATGGCCTGCTAGCTCTTTACCTGCAACTACAATTGACGGGGCTGAAATTGATCCAGTAACCACTAGGTTACCCACAACAGTCACCGTGGGGGCTGCTACATCGACACCTGTGGAAGAAGTTATACTAATACTGCCATCGTCGTTAAGCTTAATTGAAACGGTTCCACTATCACTTTTAAGCTCAAGGGCATCGGTGCTGTAATTCTCGATAGGGTTTACACTGGAAGATGGTCCGACTATAGCCATAGCATCACTTAAATCGTGAAACCGCCTCGCCCCTGGCTCACCAACTTTCCCCGTTCTAAACCAATTATCAATAGCGCGTTCGGAAAATACTAAAAGGCATTCATCGCCCTTTTTCACAGGTAAGGTTATGGAAAACCCACCGCCCCTTGGCATCAGCACGGGAACATTAATTAGAAGCGGTAAGTTTTCAGGCGTATAAATTTCTTCAACACCATCAAGCTCAATGAATATTCTTTGAATCACAGGTTGTACAGTGGCTATTTGTTTTTCAGAATCAAAACTTTCAACAATGCCAGGCATTGAGGTATGCAGATCTTTTAACCTGGAATCTACCCCATCCCTAATGGCGCTCGCCAGGGTAAACAACTCCGGATCTTTTTCCATCTTATGTGCCCCCCGCGTTATGAAGTGAAACACCTTTAACAGAGCTGAGCCAATTACCCTCCAAGTTATCACCTGTAAAAATCACTTCTTGTATTTTGTAAGTGCCTTCAGCACTACTTGCTTTTGGTTGGATGTAAAACAAGTCACCTATGTTAATTTCAGAACTCGCACTTTCAATTGTAAACAATCTATTCGGCATTAACTCAGGGTTCATTAGAGTGGTAACATCTGCGCCGTTTTGCGTGATAGAAGGTGTTCCAATCATCCCAGTAGCAGCGCTAACTATAACCGAAGATACTCCGATCAAAGATTCATCTTTTTTTACAATTACAACTTTTTCATCTTGTATGCTCCAGTTGAAACCGTATTCTTTTGCGAATTGGTCCAATAGAACTGATGATTTTCCTGATAATGTTTGGCCCCGAAGTTTATCCGCAATATCGGGAATACCTTCTATTGTTCCAATGGCTAAATCAAAGGTTTTTATAACCTCAGCCACAATAGTTTTAATGGAAATATTAGCATCAAACGTTTTATTTACTTTTGCATTTTGCCAACTACGCTCACCATCTGCCGCGTATAGGGTAATCATTCTATCCACGTTTGTTCTAGTATCGGTACTATTGCGAATATCACCTTTAAAAAGTAGCTTTAAATTGTTCTCATAACCAGCGTTTAAAATTATTTTAGTTTTTGCAGATTGCAACGCTGAAATAGTGTCATTATTGGGATTATAAATAACAATCTTACAAAGATTTGGCGCACCGATAACGCTTTTACTTACCTCAAAATTTATACGCAAGTCTGAAATTATTCGGCGCTCACCAGTGACCGGAATTATTGTCAGGTTGTATTGCCTGTTAAATTGTCTAGCCACCTGTAGCACCGTTTTCTAATTCAGCTAATTCATCATCATTTAATAACACCAGGGTAGAAACTGTTCCAAGGTCTGTTTTCTCCGGATCAAGGTTTGTGGCATCTTGATTAATGATGAATAGGTTTTTAATTGCTAGGTTGTGCTGCTTTAGAATATCCACACCACTCACCATTGGAACACCGGCGAGCAAGCACGTATCATTATCATAGAAAGAAATAGACCAAACACCCGAGCGTGAATTTAAAGTTACCCTGCAGCTATATTGAACACCTTCTAGCACTATTGAAAATAGCTGTTCGGGGTTACTGTTCAATGGTATTTCTAACATGGAAATACTTCCTCATTATCCGCTTATAAATCCGCCAATCCACTTGGCTACTGATTTTCGTTTTTCATCGGTGGGTATAATCGCTTCCTGTTGGCCTCGGTCATCTGCGCTTTGTGCTTTTTCGGTAGTTTCCCCTTGTTCAAGTGTGTCAGGTTGGAACGGCCTTATTTCCGATTCGCTTATGATGACTTGTTCCATTGAAATACTCATGAGTACCATGCGCGAAGTGTCTTTATTTTGAGTAACGCTTATTCCAACTATTATTAAATTATTAATTAATCCTAGTTTTGTTTGAACGCTAACTTCTTTCCGCGCATTTTTCAATTCGAGCATATCGTTATATGCTACCTGACTACGTGTAAGATTTTCCTCAGTAGATGTTCCAAACAAATTGCTCGCTGAATCTACTAGCTGTTTGAAAGCTGCTGTCCCTAAAGGGGAATCACTAACCTGGGCAGTTATTAGTAATTTTTTAGGTTCAATCACGGCATGGTCAGAAATATCTACGCCATGCTCAACTGGATTTTTTGTCAGTCTAACAGTGTCCGTGTGTGATTCAGTTATGAAAGCATCAAGCTCAACGACTTTTTCAACGCCGTTTTGCACACTTGTAAATTCTCGCTTTGATCTAATAAATAAATTTTCAAAAGCCATTAGTTTTTCCAGGTGTTATTGGTCAATTGCCGTTCGCAAAGTTTTTGACACTTGCTCATAAGCATTGGATGCCGCCGCCAATATCTCATCTGCTGTTTTATCCGCACCCTCTATGAGTATTTCCACCTTATCTACAATTGTAGTACCTGAGCCTTCTCCGCCCCTTGGCGCCGGAATTGAATTATTTCTACCAACGGTATCTGTAAATACCCCGCTAATTGAATCAAAAATAGCGTCACCGAAACCACCCTTAAAAAAATCAATCCCACCATCGACCAATGCTTTTAACTCATTCCACTTATCGAATATTTTGTCAAAAGCAGCTTGAACACCTTCCAAGCTTAAAAGCCAGTTTGCAAACTCATTAAAATATGACTCCCCACCTGATAGCGCTGTCCACAAGTCTTCGATTGCTATAATTAGGGCGAGTATTGCACCACCTATGGCAATAGGGCCAATCATTGCAGCAGCCCACATAAGAGCAAAACTCACAGCCTGGACAATTGTGGCAATGCGTAAAGCTTTCATGGCCCCAATAAGTTTAGCAAAGGTGTTAAGTAGACCTATTGCCATTAGGGCTCCAACGGCAACTGTCAAAATTCTAAAACTAAAAGCAAGTTTTTCAATCCAGCGCGGTAAATCTTGTTCAATTATTTTCCGATTAAGTACCCACCATTCTTTGAATCCAACCATTACTTTTGTAAGTATTGGCCCAACTTCCCGCGTCAAAACACGCGACATTGATTTAAAAATAGCAATGAGATCGGCTTGTGCATTCTGAAAATCATTAGAAACTTTTACATCTTTTTTAGTTACAGCACCTAATTCAGTAAACCCATCGACCATGGTCCTAATTGCAGCCGGCCCTTGTTGCAATAATCGAATGGTGTTCTTTAAACCGAGTTTATCGGCAAGCTCTATCTGTTCAGCTTTCCCCAAGCCTACCATTGCCTCTGAGATTTCCAACATTAGCTTACTGGCAACCTTGACCTTACCTGAAGCATCCACGGACGAAATACCAAGGCGGCCAAGGGCTTCAACACCACTACCCGCACCTTTTGCCGCCTCAGAAGCCCGTATGGACAGATCACGCAAGGCATCGCCCATTTGATTGGAGGAACCTCCGGCCAACTGTAATGCATGAGATAGGGCGGCCACATTAGCGGCAGTGTCGTCTATCTCAGCGGCAAGAAGGCCCTGTTCATCTGTCGCTGCAGCACTAACTGCAGTTATTCCGGTAATCGCTGCAGCGGCCCCTATGGCAGCTTTAGCCAGTTGCTTCGTCACCTGAACAGTGGACGCTACCCCAGCCTGGAATTTTTTCAGATCGGTCGGGTCATATTCAAAACCCAAACCCACCAGTAGATCGTCAATACTCGCCATTACTTACTCACCATACTGGCCTTCAAATCTATCAATTCATTAAACAACATAACATCTTCCAGGGAGTAGGTTCCGTCTTGTAGCTCATGTAGTGCGCACATCGGCGGATCAACCAGCAGTGGTCTATGTAGAAAGCTATCTACGTTAGGGAAATTCTCCAGGTTTACATGGTTTCCTTCACTTTGACCAGAAGGTTTTCTACCAACTGGCCTTTGAACAAATTTCCATAGTTCACCTCAAGCGCGAACGCAAACACCTTGTACACGTCAAGCAAGCCATCTCCGGAGAAATGTTCACTGAATGAGGTTTCCGTGATTCTTTTCCCATCGCACGCCGCACCAACGATCGTTTCCTTTAATAACTCCACTAAACCTTCCGGAGAAGTTACCTGGAACATTTTTTCCAGGCCATCAGCAAACGCCAAGACTTGATTACCGTTAATGTCCTTGCTTAATTCCTCCAGGTCTAAATCTGGGCTAGCTTTACCCAGTGCCGTTGCCAAGGAGGTACCTAAAACCTTCGTTACCTTAAATTTCATCAACAGTGCTTTTTCTGCAGGCCATTGGGTCACGCTGTATTCATGTTCGCCGATCTGTTTGTTTTCTGTTCTGCAAGCCATAGTTTCCACCTAATAGGGCAAGTTTGCCGGTCAATTTCACGATAATGAATTCCGGTAGGGGTGCGTCTGCGACCGGCAACAAACGCACGGCGGAACCCTACCGGAAACCTTTCTAGCCCCCGTGTACGAGGTCTAATCTTTCCACCCTTATCACCCATTCCTGAGAGTTTGCATTTGGCCCGCGCACCATTGAGGCCGGTCGTGCAATGTACCCTTGTGTTCCTGAACCAAGGTCATTGCCGCGCAAATCTTTAAATTGCACAAAGATCGGTACGAAAGCCCCGTTTTCCTGAGCGCTAACTAAAGATGATAAATATTTGTTTGAACCCGATCTCTGCATTAGTCGAAAAGTAATACTGCCCGACCTATCGGCGGAAATGCTCACAGTCATTTCCCCATCGCTGCCAATCTTATGATTAGCTGAATCGCTAAATCTTTCCAGTTTAATAACATCATCGCCTTCATCAAAACCCGACACCTCAACACCATTAACTAGTAATAAGGTATCTAAAAAACTATATTCTTTCATGGAAAATGCCCCTTTAATTTTTTACGATTAGCGCTCGAACACAGCATTAATTTGAACACTGTGAATGGCACCTGCCCCCAAAATTATAAAACTTAAACCTGGGTAGTGGCGCGCCTCCTTATCACTCTGATTAATTTCATCAACTGGGATCGTTGTTACCTTGTACCCACTTGGAAGAAATTCCCCGTCAATTGTTTCCCCAGGTGCAATAAGTCCGTTTCGCAATCCCTCATCAAGCGCTCTAATAACTTGCTGTTCAATGGCAGCAATACCTTTGTCCGTGTATGGGACTTTTGTAGGGCGAGTTAAAAGGTAGCCGAAAACGTTTGTTTGTATTGCATTGGATAACCAATCCACGCCATGTACTTCATCGAAAAATACACCATTAGCCATGGACGATTCCGCATATAAAATGCTTGCCCCAATTTCAACAATAGCGTTTGCATTTTTAGAATCTAATACAGCTTTGTTGTTTTGGGTAAGGGTTTCCACGGTAATGCCTGGGGCTTGTTTAAACTTCAAAGTTATTGTGCTGTTTGGCTGATTAAAATTAACAGTAAATGCTCTACCTAATATACTAGCACTTGGGTATTCATCCGCATTGGAACTATAGGTGGTAATTGTTCGGCGTAAGTTTTTCGCTTTAAGCACTGATGCAATGTCCGTATCAATTGCGGCATCCAACATATCTATATTATTAGAAGTATTTCCAAACACTTTTGTCCGAGCTTCAACCCAGTCGGCTACATCTTCCACATCTTGATTATCGCGGCTTTCATTGGTCAATACCAAGCCATACCAATCTGGATCATAATCCTGAATTGCGTTCAGTGCATCAGTAATATCACCAGGGCCGCCAATGCCACCATTAACAGCTATTGCCCCACTAACAGTATCTAAATTAAGTATGGGGCCAATAAAACCATTTGGTATTGTTCCAACCGTTATAGGTGTAATAGTTGAAAGTGTTCCAACCGTCCCGCTAATAATTAACATTTGATCAGTTAGTGGATTATATTCCACTCGGCTTCGCTGAAAACCTTCATTCCCATTAGCTAGTTGCAATGTTTCTTGTAAGCGAATCGCCACATAATCCATGTCTTCCTCATCTATGGGATTTTGGCTAGTAATCTCAACACTCACGCCATCGATAGTAATAATAAAATTTGCCTGAGCTGGCATATTGGCAAGATCGATTAACGCTTGCCCTGGGTTAGCAATAACCCCACCTGTTAATGTTCCCTGCGTTTCACCTTCAAGCAATGGTGGGTAAATAGTTCCACCTAAACCTAGTTCAGTATTGGTGTAGGCTGATATATCCGTTCCGCCCGCCGATACCGCAGGACTTTCAATATAGCCGATCTCAACATTGTCGGCGTTCGTTCTAAATGTAAAAAATTCCCCCACCGCATCCCATTCAACAGTAACAGTTGAAAAATCTCCACCCTGCGCCTGTATTGCGGATTGCATTACACTAATGACAGTATTCATATCACTAGGATCACCTATAGTAAAATCCATTGCGGTAATATCAACACGATTAGCGCCAACTAATATTGATAATTCTCCATCCGATGTTGCAATTAATGCAGAAATTTCTGAGGAATGAATAGGTGTCCCATGCATGTACGCTTGGCGGCTTTCCCCGCCCCCGCCCCCGCCGCTAGGCCGCTCGGAAATTTTTAAAGTAGTAGGTTTTGGTTGCTGTGAAAAATAGGCGTTTGCCGCTTTGTAAGCTTCCGTAGTAGATGCCCAATCTTCCGCCACTCCTTCCATGTTGAAATAAGTACGCACAAGCTCACCAGGGCTGTATACGTTCTCAGTAGGTGTGACAATGTTTAGAGTACCAAAGCCCGCTCGTTCAGGGAAAACAGCCCCTATTGAAACGGAAACATCTACTATTGTTGAAACTGGAATAGTCATATTAATTCACCTCAAGGTTATAAGTATAACGCAGGCCGTATTTCTGAAATTCGACCCCCATGTCTACGGAACAAATAGCAGTTACTGTCTCACTAACATTACCTGTAACAGCAACTGACAAATCAAATTGCGCTCGTTCTTCCCAACTATTTTCGCGTGCTATGGATATGTTGCGAACCGCCGACCTAGATATAAATCCAAGTTTTGCTTTTTTAAATAACTCAGATACTGATTGACCAGTAAACGCCATGTTTACAAAGTTGGCTAAATCCATTGCATCGTCACGGTAAAAATTTATAGAAATAAAAACTTCCCGTAAAGCTGTTCGGGTACTGTCCAGGTCGCCGTCTACGCGATTAGCATATTTAATTTCATCCGTTCCGATCGGGGTATTACTAATTATTTTAACGGATGCATACTCACCAACTGGCCTTGGTGCATTTTTTTGTTCCGCCAATATGCTGTAACCTGGAATACCTAGAATTAAATCTACGGTATCACGAACAAATTTGTTTATTGTTTCGCCTAATATTGAGTTGTTAATCATCATTGTATTTGCACACCCACACCTGATGAGTAACCATAGGTTGTCCAATCCTTAACACTAACTATCTTATATTCGAGCCCAGCATGACAAACGTGGTCAGCTACTAACCTTGCTCTATCGTCGGTCTGCCGCAAAGCTTTACGGCAGATAAATTTCAAAACATTAGTGTTGCGTTCACCTTCACTCAATTGCTGTAGTTCTTTCGGTGTCGGTTGTTGTACGCTCGCTAATGCTGGTATTGCGCGATACCTCCCCTGTTGATATTTACCATCTACGAAAGCACCTTTAACAAATCGTTTTATAATAATTCGTTCGGCTGTGTCAGAATCAATTGCTTCGGAAACATTTATAGGCATTATTTATCACCAATCTGGTAACGTATGCTTTGAATAAGATGGCCAGTATCGTGTAAGGGTGTTGGGTTTGCTCCACGTTTTTTACTGGGGTTTTTTAAAGCTGGGGTTATCCCACTATTAATACGTTCAATAACGTCACCTTGAAATATTTCACCCAAGGTTTGTAGGGATTGTTTTTTTGTTATCTTGTCGGCCAGTATTTTATCAGCTAATTTACCGATAATTTTTGTATATTTTTTACGATTAGTTTTTAATGGCTCTCTTAAAAAACTTCGTTCAGGTATATTTTTTTCAGGATAACCAAATTCGTGGACAATGCCGACCATTATTACAGGTGTAGGCGGGGCACCAATTTTATTACCTGGGGGCGAGGGGTAATCCCCTGAACCCTTTGGTAATCCCACTCTAACAACATCCGGCCCACTAAAGCGCGTATTAGCTTCCTTTAATTTTTTCAGGGCTCTATCAACAGCTTTTCTATCTTTTAGGCCGACTTTACTTTTCATTAATAGTTTCCAAAAGCTGTCAACACACCGACTAAGCAGCTATCCCGAACTGTTATGAATCTTTGCCCGTAGCTTGTTCCCATATAGAAATCATCAGCTTCTGAACGGTCCTTTGTGGCAACAGCTCTACCTACTGATACACCATCGGCTGACTTACTGGAAATTGGGCCGGTACTTGTGGAAGTGTCGCCATACTCTGTGTTCGAGCCACTTGTTAATAGATGGGCTGCTAAATATGCTTGGGCGTAATCGTATTTACCACACCATCGGGTTTCGTCCGAACCCATATGAATCAAGGTATCATTAATAAACATTTCAATTCTAGGAATTGGATAAAAATCCAAGTCATCGAACTCTGGAAATCTAAGTATAAATTCTTCCGCTGTAACCATGATATTTTCCAGGTAATTTTTAGCAGATAAAATTAAGGGTCCCAACTCGGTAGCTAGGAAGGAACTACCAAGTTGAAACCCTTAAACTTTTCACCGCTCACCACTCGCCATTAAAACACAATAGTCATTTTACGCTTTGGCTTTAGGTGGTGTTGGTACGGCAGTAGAACTGGATTTAGCCTTGGTATCAGGGTCTTTTTCCAGCTCAAGATCATTCTCACTATTGCCAAAACTTACAAGATTTTGTTCCTGTAAGTTTTTAAGGTAGGGGCATAAAACTTTCCCAGCCTTAGAAACAAATGCTAACCAATGATCATCGTCCACCACGTTAAACCCTGGCGCAATGCGAACACTTACAATGCGCCCTGTTTTGGTTGCGGTTTTTAAATTGTACTGCCTTGCTGTTTTGTTAATTACACCGGCCATGATTTTATATTCCTTCGCCAACGGCTAATGATAATGGATAGTAAATGTTCAGGCCGCCAAGCCGTGAACGCCCAGGTATAACAAATTCCAGGTTCTTTTGTTGGAGAGGAAGCATTTCCAGTTCAACAGGTATTTCAAGCTGCAATTTGTCAGGGTTGCGGTCATAAGCCACCATAGCATCTGTCGCTAAGGTTGGATTATTTGCAGCAGCACACTCATTGACGGGAATAATACTTTCCAGGCCACTTATAAACGGACTATTTGTTGCCACATATTGTGCAATAGTGGTGTCACTATTTGCCGCCCTTGGAGTGGTCATGATGTATGACCATTGCGAAGGTGGTAAAAGTAAGGTGTTGCCGTTTTCCACCATCTTTGTGGTTTCAAAAATGTCGGTAAACAGCCCGTTAATGTCGGCCAGAATTTGATCAGGCGTTTTATTGACGAACTCTGTTCCAGCCCCATGGTCAACTACCGGCCCAACTGGGATATTGGGATTGGAAAACAATCCAGGTAGACCGCTTTCTTCATCACCATAGAACGCCACATCATTTGTAACCTGCTCATTGGCTCGACGTGCGGCATTAGCCCTACGTTGATCAAGCGCGGCACCTGTGAGCTGTGAAGCCTGAATTTCATCCAGGTTATACCCATAAGAGACACCAACCGATCGAACAGGAACGCTGGTTTCTTTTCCGGCAACATCGGCGCGTGGAAGATCATCAGCATAAGCATTGATGATTTTAGCGGAACCAACAGCATCATAAGTACGGTAGGTAATGCTAGTAATTCCAGCGCCACCCTCGTTTGATACGGGGAAAAGTGTCCGAGCTTTTAGTTCAGCATAACGAACATCATAGGACCGAGCTTTTATATACTCCAACTGGCGCTGGAAGAAAAAAGCACCATCAGCATCCATTGTGCCGTTATTCAGGGCCACAACCACGGCCCCGTCAAGCTTGGTACTTTTTCCATCAGTCGTAATGGTGCCCATCATTCCATCAAAGGTGATTGTTGAACCATCGCGTAATTTTAATTTTCTCACAGTATTACCCCTTATGCGCCCGCTGTAGTGTTAGCGGATTCGATTCTAATTACAGATAATGCACCGGCTGTCGCCGCAAATTCCCATTTAGCACCATCTAATTGTGTTTCACCGGCTACAGCCGCGCCAGCATCGATAATACCATCAGCATTTGCATATTTTACCGGAGCACCTGCCACGCAGCCTGCAGGGCATACAGCCCAAATATAGCCGGTGCGAAGTAATGCTGCCGTTTCTTTCTCGGAATAGTTTATATCCCCAGTATTAGCGGCACCTTCCCGATCAAGGGCTCGAACACTAATACCAAGGAAATCTGTCCCACCGAGAACAGCCTGTTTGTTGCTATCTGTCCCCCTGGAAACTGCTACACCAAAGCCAAAGCCCGCTACGCCTTCCACTCTGCGCGAAACAATGTCGTGTGGTGCTTGTGCATAAATTAATCCAGGGTATGCCGAGCCTAGATTTGTTTCATAACTTGTTTGTGCGCTCATTTTAAGCTGCTCCATTGTTTAAAATTAAACGGAAAAGATTTAATCAGAAAGTGCTATTAACCCGCCTTTGTGTCGGTTTTCCATGCATCGCGGCTGTCCGCCATCATTTTTTCACGAGCCACTACATCCATGGGACGTGAATCCCCATCCTGTTTAGTAACCTTGACTGTTTTTCGTAGTGCTTCATCAAGTACGCCGCCCGAGCTATCTTGGCTACCCTGTTGGGCATCCTCCAGCAAGGTATCAAAACGAGCCGTAATATAATCAGCAGATGCCGAATCCATTTGAACATTAGGGCATAAGGTGGAAACTACTTCACTTTTGATNGCTGCGGAATCTTTGCCGGTAAATTCCATTTCAGGTAAAAGTGTGCGGGCATTATCGATAAGAGCTGTGCGCTCACCCACTAGGCTATCAAGCTGCGCATCACTTGGAATTTTAGAAAGGGCGGAATCGAGTTTAGCCTGTAAAGAATCCTCTGTTTTTTTGGCTTCCTCCTCGTCTTCTTTTTTTTCCTTTTTAATCTCCTCCATGTCGCCTTCTTTCTTTTCCACCTCAACCTCAGCATCAGCCAAGCGTTTTTGCAGCTTACTAACTGCCTGCCCCGCTTGGTCAGAAACCTCGTAATCGACACCATCAATTGTAATCTTAGCCATGTTTGCCTCTTTTTCCAGTGTTATAAAATTATCAGCTATTTTGCACGTAGCACCTGCTCGACCGCGTTCAACAATAGCAATGTGGTTACCCTTAATATTCCGCTGAATCGCATCGTAAGCTTCACCTGTGGAAGTTATCCCACTAATCCACTCAATATCAGAAGTGTAGCCGTTCGATAGTTCAACCTTCCCATCTTCAACAGCCTGTATTGACTCGGAATCTGTTACAAATAGCATTGTCTTAACGTAGTTACCATCCTGCATAACCAGACTGTCAGACATTCCAACGGAATACTTTCTCGAATTCCCAGCGTTTAGCAATTCGGGCGGGTGATTGTTCGTTATTGGCTTATTCGCAAATGAAGAAAGACTATCCTTGCTAAAAACCTCTGCCTCTGGACGGTACACCTTAACGATGTCGTTTGGATTCTTATCCGCTAAACCCATTTCACCGGCTGTGTACGCCTGGACACCCGTTCTGGCAATGCGGGCCGGTACTTTTAAAAAACCCTCATCCGTATAGTGTCGCTCGCTCGGCAACTTCAAAAGATCAGAAAGAAACATTAACGAAATCCCTTATATGTAAAGCTTATACTATGTCAAGGTCTTTATTATAGCAAATCAAACCTTGATTACCACTTGTGCCACACATCGACATTGAATATCAGTACCAGGGTGTCCAGTTTTTGGCGGAGGATCGTCCCACCTGAAAGTTTTCCCGTTATTCTTTATATGACTATCACGAACGCGCCCATCACCTGCCGTTCGCCAAATGTATTCTTCGGAACCCACATTCTGAGCTCGCTGCTTAGTCAGCGCTGAATTAAGCTTACTTGTTTGATCCCTAGCAATAAGCTTAGCTCGCTTGTATTCCACCTTACCGATAGCCATCACCTGTTCCGTTAATGAGGTAGCNCTTTGCCCCTCGATCATCCCACGGTAAACAACACCTTCTAGCTTTTTAAAATATTGTTCAGGTATTGAGGTAATTAAATCAACATTAGCTGTGACGCTCAATCGCAAGGTATCCTCTAGGTTTTCCGACCGAGCAATCACGCCAAGGTCTACACCTGCAGTATTTTTAACAGCAGAATAAAATCTATCTTTATTCATGCGATTAGTTTCTGAAACAAAAGGTATAGCCATCAGCTTTGCCGTACTATTGGCAAGTGCTAATTGTGCTCGTAATTGTCGAAATCTTTCCTCTAAAAAATCCACATAGGTATCGGTAGTAATAACATGCTCATCCTGAACATATTCTGTTTCGAGCGAATGAATCAAAGGTATAATTTGTTCCTGGGTAACCTTAATGAAGCCCTTGGTGTACGCCTCCAATTGCCTACGATATTTTACCTCAGGTGTCCTCGGCGCTTTCATCGGATTCATCTTCTTCTTCTTCGCCTTCCTGTGCTCCCGATTCGTTTCCAATAATCGTTTCTTCTCTATTCTCAAAAAGGCCATTTAATTTTTCCTCGGAAACATATTCTTCTAAATCATCAATGTAATCATCAGTGATATTTGTATAGGTGGAATTTTGCTTCAATTCCTTGGCTACAATATCCTCGGTAACAACACCTTTTTCCAGGTAGATTGCGTCCCGTTGAGCATTGTTTAAATCAATAGTTGCCTGTTCCCCTGGCGTTACTTGGAAAAGAGAATTGAATTTATATTGCAGGTCGGAATGATCCAAGCCTAAACTTTTCGCCATAATCTTGTCGAAGTAATCAAGCTTTGGCTTATAGATACTATATTGATCCGACCGAACCGAGTCATAATAATTTCTTAAATCACCCTCACCCGTTGCGCTCAAACCCTCGGCTGATTTTCCAAGTAAACGTGTAGCGGGTATATCGCTTGCCGCTGACATAAATATGGCATATTTTTCCAGTAAATCAGGCAAGCCTGAAAAAGTATTTGTTTTCGTATTAAATGTTTCATCGCTATCTAATAAAAGCATATTGTTGAAACTTTTCATGCTAGTGGCCAGGGCGAAACGCTTGCGCAACATTGCTTCACCTTCCGGTGTTTGTAGGTAATTCATTAAACCCTTTACCTGAACAATATCCACATTTGTTTCATAGATCATGCTAGCGGCACTATCAGCAGCAGTGTTTAAATTCAACAATGCTTCATAAAGCCTATCCAGAACAGAATCAGAATTGTAATTATTTCTACGGAATTCGTCATAGGGTAGTTGCACACCGTCGAAACGTAACACCCTACTATGGTGAATTCTCACTGATGTTTCATTGAACCGATAAAATTCCGGCATTCCAAAATTAACATCCATTGGATCACTGATTGGCTGAACATCGGCTGTGCTAATCCTATGCCGATCAATTGCCTTAATATGGCGCAACCCACCTTCTTTAATATTTTCCACTATTA